GCTTCAAAACCTTTTTGTGGTGGGTGAAATGGTGTCGCTAAATCAAGGATGGGTGGAAGGAGCATTACAAAGTGTTCAAGAAGTGATTGGCGAATTAAGCGACGATTAATCTAAAATTGAAATTGAAATTGATATTGAAAAAAGAAAGTGATAAAAAATAAAAAAACTAAAAATGTACAGATCTTATATTCCATTGTCGTTAACTACGGTTGAATTACGCATAAAAAATAAAGATTTGCCTGAGAATGTTAAATGGTGCAACGGATTGTGTCAAGATATCAGAGAATGTTCGGAATTCTCGCCAAACAAGCACATTTGCAAAAACTGTATAAATTCGCTTAATATCGCCATAAAAAAGGTAGAATGCAACGAAATTACAATTGAGCAATTTAAACAAAACCCAACGTGTATATTAGATGGAAATAAAGATGATACAGTTCTCAAAAAATGCGTCGTATGTAAAGAAGAAAAAGGCGCAAGCCATTTTGAAGAAAAACGCGCTCGTTGTAAAGCATGTAGATCGATTGAAAATTCTACCAGAAACAGTAAAGACATTGATACCTATATTGCCACTATTGAAAAACTTAAAAATAAGATCCCAGAACTAAAACACATTGTCGCCGACATCCCAAAAGATAAGCTTATTAAAGTTATTTCCCATTTTAAAATTGGTCGAAAAAGTACAGATAGTAAGGACAAAATGGTCTTGAATATTGTCAATCATTTCAAAGCTCAGCAAAACCCTTATGCGTGTGTAAAAGGATGTGGCATAACGTTAACAGTGCAGTTTAATACGTGTGGAACATGTAAAAAAAAGAAAAAGGTCTCTAAATTGGAACGAGATAACGATTTTGTTGACAATAAATTAAAAGATATCACGCTGGATAATTTCACAATGATAGACAACACCAATGAGTATCTGTATACGCGTAACCACATCGGGCTAATTGCTAAAAAGTTTGGCTTAACTGTAAGCCAATCTGATAAAAAAGAAAAAGTTATTGAAATGATCAATACGCTTTTAGACCATCACAAAAAAGAGGCGTTGAAAAAAAGAATGGAGGAAAGTGAAAAAGTTGACGAAGATGAAGATGAAGTAGAAGAAGTTGTAAAAGAGGATGAGGAAAGCGAAGAGGATGGAGATGAAGAAGACAAAGATGTGGAAGAGGAGAAAGAAGAAAAAAAAGAAACAACTATAACTGTTCAAAGCAAAGAAAAGGTATTTGAATTACAATTACCTAATAACACTAAAATTTCCATCCCTATAAGAGAAGATGGAATGATAAATGCAACATTATTATGTAAAGCAGGAAATACTCGTTTTGCGAAATATACTAAAAACAAGCAGACACAAGATTTTTTAAACCTTCTTTCGTCAAGTGAAAAATTATCCATGGACAAATTAATTTATAAAAAGAAAGGCAGATTAGTCCAAAGCACTTGGGTACATCGTAAAGTTGCTATTCATTTGGCACAATGGATTTATCCAAATTTTTCAATTAAAGTTATAAATTGGGTAGACGAGTTACTTATTACTGGAAAAGTTGATCTATGCAAAGACTCAAATCCAAAAGAAATTGAACTGTATTATCAACAAAAATTAAGAGAAAAGGAGAAAGTCATTATGAGGCTTACGAGTGAAAATAAAGAAAGAGAAGAAAAAACACTTAAAATATATAAACAGCTTGAGGAAGAAAAAGAAAAAAGTCAAGAAGCTGAAAATAAATTCAAGATGTTACTGTATAAAAGAAGCTATCATAAATTTAAAAAAGGTCCTGTTTTTTATATTATTTCTGACCTTGATGCATCTACAAAAAAATACAAAGTAGGAATTGATCACGTTGATATTAATATTCGTTTACAGCAACATCGTACATCTATTCCATCTTTACGCCTTGATTTTCTTGTATATACAGATAAAAATTCAATAATAGAGCAAGGAATGCTTACAAAATTTGATGCCTGTAGAAAAAATCATTTAAACCACGAATGGATAATGGAAGTTGAGTTGGACGATTTGGTAACAAGTGTAAAATTTATTATTAGTTACTTTCACTTGAATGCAACATACGAAAATGATATTGAAAGTTATAACAAAGACATTGAACTTGAGTATAAAAAGTAAAAATATTTACAGCTTTTCATAAAAAGAGATCAGTTTAGTGCTTATCTTGTCTTTATCAATTAGATACAATTTAATATTATATCTAATTGTGTTTTTGATAAAAAATCTAAACAGCTTTTTGAATTTTTTGGAGGACCCGTTTGGGTCTTCTTATTTTTTGGAGGACCCGTTTGGGTCTTCATATTTTTTGGAGGACCCTTTTGGAATCTCCAATTTTTTTCCAAATACCTACTTAAATGGTGTAAAAATAAAGATAAAAAGGAAAGATGTCAGCTGGAAAAGACTCCATCACCTACAGAATCCGTGAGTTGGACCCCGATATGATTGCGCCGTCCACCAAAAACATGGACCGACCCGAGCAAGGTGGCAGTAAAATTGTCATTATTGGCAAGCCTGGTACCGGTAAGACCACCCTCATCACCAGTTTGCTTTACGAAAAAAGCCACATTTTTCCAGCAGGCATCGCAATGAGTGGCACAGAGGACAGTAACGGTCACTATTCCAAGATTTTCCCGTCCACGTTTGTGTTTAACGCCTTTGACAAGCCCGTCGTTGACCAGTTTATCAACCGCCAAAAACTTGCAAAGCAACATCTCCCCAACCCGTGGGCCATTTTATTGCTTGACGATTGTACGGATGATCCCAAGATTTTCAATGACCCGATGTTCCTAGGGCTCTACAAAAATGGAAGACATTGGAAGATGTTTTTTATCCTTTCCCTGCAGTACTCCCTTGACATTAAGCCGGCTATCCGCACAAACATTGATGGTACATTTATTCTACGTGAAACAAACTTGAGAAATCGTCGTATTTTGTGGGAAAATTACAGCAGTGTTGTGGGTGATTTTCAGACGTTTTGTGACATTATGGACCAGCTTACAAACGATTACACGGCACTTTATATCCACAATGCAACGACAAGCTCGAATATTGAAGACTGCGTGTTTTGGTACAAAGCCAAGCCTGTGCCTGATAACTTTCGTATTGGCAGCGACGATTATTGGGCGTTTCACGACCAGCGCTTTGACGAAAAATCTGTACTATAATATTTAAAGACAAGATACTCAATAAAAATGGATAATAAACAAGAACAAAATCCTTCTCGCGATGAATTAAAAGCCCGTCTTCACACACGATTGAAATATAATAAACAATCACGACAGGCTTCTTTTTCGCGTGAAAGCGTTTTGCGTAAAATGAAAGTACCAGAGGAGTTGATTTTTCCGTTATTAAATTGTGGAAAAGTTTTCCCATATCCAGACGAGGTTTTGAAAACATTTAAAAATCTTTCAAAAACAGAAATCACACAAAAAGTTGAAGAAATCAACTCTATTCTTGCAAATCAAGGAAAAGGCTGTTAGCTTGCGCTTCATCGTTTAATATATTGTCGTAATACCCCTTTTGCATATCCATACAGTTGTCTTTGCATCCAAGATTAGTCATGTCGGGAAACATTACATTGGTTGGGTCAATCGTGGACTGGTAATCTGCCGGCACAATGCCATTAATGGGTTGAGGATAGCCTGGAATAAAAGGCTTTGGCTTTGGCCAGTTTTTACGTATTTCACTGGGATCTTTGTAACCTTCAAATCGTGGTATGCCTAATCTATATTTCTCGATTTCATCGCGGTGTAAATTGTAATCTGATAAAATTAAGGGATTTATATCTGGTACATACACTTTATTTGTAAAAATGGTGGTGTTGTTACATATCCTCAAGATATAAAAAGAACATACAAATAAAACAAGGAGTAATAAAAAAGTTGTCAAGGTTCGTCTCATTTTATTATTAAAAAAAGATATAAAAGAATTTAATCTTTTATATAAATGGCAATCCAATACCCTAAATTAGAACACGTAACTTTACCATCGGTTGAAGGGTTTAACGGCACATTTAATATTTTAAGAGACCCTCCAAAGTCCATTTTTACAAAACGTATTGACAAAGTTGGTCAAACTATGGGAATTATTTCGGACATTGATGATAGTGGCGATCGTATGAGTGAAGCCATCAAAGTATATGCCAGAGGTGTCAATCCAATGGTTTCCGTCTCCTATGACAACAATTCAAACAATGCCGGTTCATTTACACGCGCTGCATACGGTCAAGGTAACAATATATCACAGGGGCATCATCAAGGAAATCAACAAGCCTTTTTGCCTTACCGCATTGCCGATAAAGGTGCATTTAGGCCTCCTATACGCTCTCAGTACGACCTCTTGCCATTGTCAAGACAACCTCGTGCGTGGTTTCAAGCGCTTACAAAGCCTGGATTTATTGATTACAGCAAGCAAAAGTTTTTACCGTCTCAATTTCGTATGATTAAAGATATGATATTGAAAACAAAGGACACAATTAAACCGAATAATTCTGTAAAAATTGAAAAACCTATACTGGAAAATTATAAGATGCAAAATGCCATCAATGCAAAGCATATTAATATTGAAGCGTTTTCTGGAAAACGAACGCTTGATCACTCTAACTTTACACGCGAAAACGTGGACCTTTATAAAGGCATTCAGGAAAATTACGAGCCTGTAAATGCCTCGACAAATAAAAGAAGTACTCGTTCGCACAATTTAAGCAATATGAAAATCGACGAAGGACAGTATATTCAAGATCGAACCTATTACGAATCTACTGCCAATCCTTCGCAACATCGCAGTCAGGGTATGGAGGGATTGGCAATTGATGAAGATGCGTATATACAAGCACGAACCTATTATGAATCCACCGCCAATCCATCCCAACATCGCAGTCAAGGTATGGAGGGGTTGGCGATTGACGAAGGCCGTTATATCATTGACAAGGAATATTACGACTTTGTCGTTAACAAAGGTCGTGATATCAATACAAAAACGCTGGACGAATTAAATGGCAATACACGAACATCTGTAAAGGATGTGATGCAATATGAAACTGAGTCGGGTAAAAATACAGGATACACGTTACTGACAGAAATGCCAGATATGGAACTTGAGCACCATATGCCTCGCTACACTATGGCAAGTGCTTTAAACGATCCGACAGTGCACAGACGCGTTGAACATCAAAACACCATTCAATTGCGTGAAAATGTTCCTCGTGTATCCACTGTGCGAAATGTGACAAAGATTGAAGATATGAACAATTTTGAGTATGCATCATCTCGTGACTACAAATTGCCTGAAACATTACAAAAAGGTTCATTTTCAAATGCGGGTGCCGCACCGACATTGGATCGATCCGAAATACAGTTTCGCCAAGATCCAAACAAAGAACGAATTAAAAAGTATTTAAATGACACACAATTTGATCGATTTAACCATTAGCGCGGTCCCGTCGAGGGGTTCCGCCCCCTCACGGCGGTGTAGAAAGGCCCACGAAGCGGGCGTAGCCCAGTATTACTCCGTCGGCGCGCGGACGGGACCGCGCCGTGAAAAAGCGGTGAAATATAAATATAAAACTATAAATAAATGTCATACGAACAAAACAAGCCATCATTATGTTATTATGTAAACCTGGCAACGTATACAAGAGGGTATTTTGGTAATACAAACTTTAATCCACCTTTGACTGACCCTGTTCCTAAAACAATTGTATCATACACAATGAATAATTACAATAGTTTAACTTTGCCAGTCGAAAAATGCTCCCAAGATACACAAATGTACAAAACGTATGCAAAAATGGCCAATGCTTATAACAAGCCTGACTGTACTATATGCTCACCAACCGATTGTCAACAATAGTTGCAATTTCTATTTAAAAAGATGTAAAATATATAGAATGGGTACAACCATTCTACGAGTCTTCGTAGCTCAGCCGGTAGTAGCGCATGACTGTTAATCATGAGGTCACTGGTTCAAACCCAGTCGAGGACGCAAATTTTTTTAAAAATCTAAAAAAATTTAAGTTTGTTTGGTTAAGCTTTTTTACTTTACAACTCGATACATTACCGATCCGTCTTTTCGTGTAATTCTAATGTACTCGCCACGTTGAAAGTAGTAATAGCGACTAATTGGATCTGTATGTAACAATGTAGGCAAACGCCCTTTAAAACTTTTTTCAAGTTGTTCTTTTTCCTCCTTTGTGGCCCGCTCGTGTTTTGGGACAAGTCGATGCTGTGTAATATCCAATTGAAGTTCTTGTAAACTAAACAATTCAATGTCCAAATTTTCAAGCGATTTTTTGGCACTTGATGTTACGCTATCTCTGTATATGATAATACACCGATTGTACCCTTCCCTATTCATAATCGACATGTAATCTTTAATGCCTTGTATACTCAATTTTTCATCATTGCAAATAAATGAAATAATTTTATGCGTATCTTTTTCCCGTGCACCAGTCTTTGTGCAACGAATTGTAAAATCTTCTTTTGAATCTTCTTCAAGAACATACCCACGATCTGTTAACATTTTTTTAAGTGTGATAGTAGACTGAACCTCCAGTTGAAAACTTGTCATATTTGATTTTTCTTAATTTAAATTACTTTCTAATTTAAAAAATCAAATTTATATAAAAATGTCTGACGTCAATAAAAAACTTGATCAAATCAAAAAAGCCGATTCCCTTTTTAGTAAAAAACGTTTACAAGAAATTGAAAATACTATCAGTGATGAAGATAAAAAACGTTACGCTAAAATCGGTGAAGAAATGTACAATTCAATCAATTTTGAAGATATTAACTCTCAAGGAAAACTTGCGACTGAAAATGCTGAAGCCATTGAAATGGAAAACGTATCACAGATAAAGTTAATGTTACAATCTGGTATTCACCCAAGTTACTTGTCGACCCAAGAAAAAGATATGATGAAAAACGCGTTTGGGGAAAAATGGTACGAGCAGTACGGATTTTTAGAAACAGATTTGAATCGTATCAATTTTTAATTTTTTTTTATATAGATAAAAATGGTATATCGTTTAATACCATCTCACCGATTTCAAGCCCAATCTCATTTTGGAATGGAAGATATGACAAAAGCCCCCGTTGTTATTGGTTATATGATTGGCCTTGTTGTTGGTCTAGCATTGTCATACCTTCTTGCTAATCGGGCAATGAAAGCGGACCCATCATCAGGATTTTACAAAGCATTTGTGCAATTAGACACTAAAGGAAACAAAACAGTCTTCAAAAACTGGCAATTTTGGTCAGTTGCTGTCGCTTTATGTTTGGTATGCGCAGTTATAGGTGGAGCTATTGGTGTGCATACTATTCCAACTCAATAACCGTTTAAAATTGGTCACTAATTATTTTATTTTAATTTAATGGATTATTCATTAAATTAAATATGAAAAATATTGATAAAATTTATTTAATCAACATGAAACGATCTACGGATCGTCTCGATCATTTTATGTCAGAAATGCGAAAGCACAACTTGCCATTTGAAAAACTGCACGTTTTTAGTGCCATAGACGCTACCATACACAATCTTACACCCGATGAACTTTTACTTACAAAACGTATGCAAGATAAACCTGAGCCTAAAACTGTTATATGCAACT